GCGCGGTTTGCTCCGAGAGGATCAGCGCGGTATTGCCGTTGGCCGTGGCCGACACGCCGCTGATCTGGCTGGCCAGTGCGTCGGTGGCGGTGACGCGCTGGGTCGCTTCGCTCGTCACCTGGGCGGCGACGCCGCCGATGGTCGACGTCAGGCTGTCGCGCGCAGCCTTCAATGCATTGTCTGCGGCGATCAGGCCGGTCAGCTGGGTTGCCGCCAGCTGGTCCTGCTGGCCGACGCCATTCAGCAATACGTCGATCTGCTGCAGCACCGGGCCGATGAGCGTTTCCGCATCCTCGATCGGTTTCAGGACATCCTGCCCGAGTTCCGTCTTGCCGATCTGGCCAGCGAGGTAGCTGAGAATATCGGACGCGTCGGTACTGGTGGTGGCCGACGCCGGTCCCGACCAGGCGCTGACATTGCCGCTGGTATCGACTACCCGCGCCCAGTAGGAGCGTGTGACGCCGGCGCCGAGGCCCTGTTGCGTCCATTGCGCGGTCGGGTAGGCGATCTCGGCCAGCTTGACGGCGGTCGCCTGGTCGCTCGACACGCCGCCCCAGATTTCGAGCAGTTTGGTATCGACTGACGCTGCGTAGATCCAGGCCAGATGAATCTGGAGGATATCGCCGCTGGCCGACAGCGCGGTCAGCGGCAGTGGTGCCGTCGTCTTGGGGCTGACCACATAGGTGAGAACCGACGGGACGGATTCGCGCCCGATGGCGGACACTGCCACCACGGAAAAGTAATACGTGGTCAGATCGACATTGTCGATATCGACCGAGGTTTGATGCACCTCGCGCGCGTCCTGCTGCCCGGACGCCGTGCGCCACGACACCCGGAAGGTCCCGGCGGACGACGCCCACGACAGGGTCAGCCGCAAACCGGCGACATGACCGGCGACGATGTAGGGCGATGTCATCGCAGACAGGCTGCCGGGACTGTCCGGCGCGGTCTTGATGTTGCTGACCTGCGGCAGATCGAACCGGGCGCCGTTATCGACCAGATCGAACAGGCCGTCATAGTGCGCGATCGCCATGACGTCGACCACGTTGTTGTCGCTCTCCTGCACGCCCATCACGCGCCAGGTCTCGGCGGCGAGGTCGTTGGAGGCAATCACGTAGATCGCATTGGTTTGTGGCGCCGCCGCCAGCGGCGGCATGATATGGACGGTGCGCGTGGTGACATTCATGCCAGCCGGACCGACGATCGCGCAGGCATTGGTGCTGCCATCGCTGCCGATGACATCGATCGAATAGGACTTGCCGTCTTCCAGCACGAAATCGGCGTCGAGCGTCAGCACCGAAGCGGTCGAGGGGCCGAGCCTGCCGCCCATGCGTTTGCCGGCGCGATTGAGGTCGGATGTCTTGATGATCGCGCCCGGATAGAGCGCGCAGCCGTCCAGCCCTGCCTTGAAGGCAACCGATTCGGTTGCGTATTTTTCGGTGGCCAGCAGCCAGTGTCCAAGCCGGTGCGCCTGTCCCTTCGACGTGCAGCCGAAGGCTGTCAGTTGCGTCTGCACGACGCCAAGCTGGCGGACACCTTCGTCGTCCTGCACATACTCGATCTTCTGGCGGTAGAAGTCGGCGGGGTCGTTCCAGCCGATCAGCGCGACGGTATGGCGCTGCTTGATCGAGGTGCCGGAGTAACTGAAAACACCATCGATCACATTCGCGTTGGTATACAGGGCGCTGGCGTCGGCCGGGCGATCCTGCATCGCAACGATGGTGCCGGCGCTCCAGAACGTGATCGCGCGGAAGATCGATGCGAAATTCTGGGCGACCGAATAGGCTTCGGCCCGCGTTTGCAGGTACAGGTTGCAGGTAAAGCGCGGCTCGAAGCCGCCGTATCCGTCCGGCACGGTCTGGTCGCAGTAGCGCGCGATCGCATACAGCGCCCACTTGTCGATACTGGATGGATCGATGAAATCGCCCAGACCGTAGCGGCCATTGGTCAGCAGGTCGTAAAAGCACCAGGCCGGATTGTCCGACCATGCCAGCTTGAAAGTGCCGTCCCACAGATCACCATAGGTGCGCGCCACCGGATCGTAGTTGGTGGGAACGCGGATGATCAGACCTTTGATGCCGTAGGCCCGGCTCGGGATGGACGTGAACTGCGCAGCGTCGATCTGTGTGCCTACCAGTACCGAGTTCGGGTAGGCCAGGCGCGAACCGATGATGCCGGTATAACTGTCGAAGAAGGTCTTGTTGTTGACGGCGGAAGTCGTCGCGTCGCCTGTCACGCGGGTGACGCGCACATCCCACGGTCCGGCCCCTTCCAGCTTGATCAGGTACGCGCGTTGATAGCGGCTGCTGGTCTTGCCGGCGATCGTGTCGCTGACCCTGTTGACATAGCCGCCGCCATTGGTCTGCACCTCGATCGTGATATCGACGGAACTGCCGGTGATATTGCCATTGGTCGTGTCTTGCGTAGTGAGGGCCGGCACCGACACGGTGACCCGCAGGCTGTCGAGATTCGGGTTCGTCAGCGTGCGCACGATCGGCACGCCATTCTTGACCTCGACGCCGACTGCGGTTTCGTATTCGACGTCGGACACGCCATCGAGCGGCAACTGGTCCTGCGTGCCGTTGCGCCATTGCGCGGCGACATCGACGAAATTGAAGGTGCCGTTCGTATTCTGCAGTGGACCGCCCGATGCCTGCGTCGATCCATCCGGATTCTGCAGCGGCACCTCGTTCAGGTAGATCGATTGCAGTCCGTTGATCAGCCCGACGATCGGCCCTTCGCACAGCACATCGATCACCTTGGCGATCTGGCGGGAACGCAGGCTGTCCGACGCTTCGGTCGCGCCGGATCCACCGCCACCCTTGCCGCCACCACCGGCGCCGCGTATGGTTGGAGCACTTGCAACGGCAGCCCGCCTGACAGCAGAATCAATGGTAGGAATATCGCTGCTCATACTGCAATCTGCTCCACCGACAGCCCGGCCGACACGACCTGCGATCCGACGATCATGGCGCCGTAGCAGATCGGCACGGGATTGCCCTGGGCGGTGGTGTTGACCGGGCCGTTGAAGCAATAGGATGCCTGGTTGTTGGGAGGCGTGGCAGGACCGGGAGGGCGTATCAGCATCTGCGAGATGCCGCCGACCATCATCGAAACGCCGATATTCACCAGCCACGACTGGTCGAAATAGGCGCCGACCACGACCAGCACCGCGCCCAGTATCGTCTGGAACACGCCGTGCCCGGCTCCGGCCACGACCGGCACGATCCTGATGGTGGCATCATCGCTCGTCTTCAACAGATCCTTTTGCCCGATATTGGTCTTGCCGACAAATACATGAAAACCCGCCGCAGAATGCTGGAACAGGTAAGCCTCGAATCCTTCCAGGTTGGCGCGCAGTGCGCGTATCGCTTCGGCCGGCGACCTGACGTCGAAGCGGAACACGCGCCCGAACCGCCTGCCGAGGTGACCGTAGAGCCGGACTTCACGCATACTGTTTTGCATCGTATTGTGCATCAATCAAACTCCTGTGCCGGACCACCTTGACGGTGCTGCGCTGCCAGTAGCCGCCATAGATGTCGCGGCTCGACAGGCGATGCATGCAGTGTTGCAAGATGAGTCCGTCGCCGATATATACGGCCGCATGGTTTGGCACTTCCGCGCCGATCTGCATCAGCAGGCCATCGTGTTTCCGCATCGGCTGGTCGTTCGCGAGGGTGACGAATCCGGCTCGCTCGAAATTGTCCAGATAGAGATTGCCGCCGCTGGAATGACTGCCCTTCAGCCACCATTCCTCGTCGCGCTCGAAGTCTGGGAGGTCGAGCGCGAGTTCTTGCCGGTAGTAATCCCGGATCAGCGAATAGCAATCCAGGATGCCGTGCGAAAACGCGCGTCCGACCAGTGGCGCCTGGTAGCCGCTTGGCGCAAAGGTATGGATCGCGCCCGTCGGCCAGTTAACGATAATCCACGGCAATCCCGAGCGCCCGCAGCTGACCAGATCGGCTTCCGACGGAAACGGGGGCATGCCGGGGTGGCTGTGAACGATGTGCGTGATCTCGCCGGTTTCCTCGGCTGCCGCATAGTCCTGCGGCCTGATCGCGAAGTGGCTGTTGCCGGGCGCGATGTTGGTGCAGGGGATATAGCGCTGCCTGCCGCGCGCAACGACCACCACGCCGCAGCATTCGCGCGGGTAAGCGCGTTCGGCGTCGGCGCGGATCGCGGCAAGAACGGCGTCGCTGACCGGAATCATTGCACCAGCCCGCAGCCGGGAAAGCCGCCATACGGCAGCACGCCGGAACCGAAGCGCAGCTTGCAGTCGGTGAGCCGTTTGCCGCACAGATCGAGCGTGAGGTCGGTGGTGGTGGTGCCGTCTTCCTTTGCAACCGCGCCGCCGGCATAGCCGCACTCCGGCGAGCGGTAGACCCAGGCGCAGCAATTCTGGATCATCTGGCGCCGGGGCAACGTGACGCCCTGCATGTCCAGGGCGGAAGCCAGCTCGAATTCCATCTGCGTGGGGTTTTCATTCGCCTTGCGGTCGATGATCCAGATGTCGTCGGGCAGCGCCTGGTTCGGATCGGCCTGTGGATTGCCGGATGCGAAATTCACCGCATCCAGGAAGCGCGCGAAGGTGCGCTTGCGAATGAATCTGCAACCGAGGAAATAGCCGAACTCGCGCGCCTGGGCGCCCATCAGGCCCTGCGCATTGGATACTTTGACGACTGGACGCGGCAGCGCGCCCGTGCTGCGCTTGTCGAAGCCAGTCGCCTCGATCGGGAAGCGCGCATAGGTCTGTCCCTGCCATATGACGTCGCCGGACAGTTCGTTGGTGCCGGCATGAAAATGGAACACACCACCGCCCTGTTTGCCGAGGTCCAGCACGAACAGTTCGATCAGTGCGGAGGGTGCGAGGCTCTGTATTTCAGTCTGGATAGTTTCAGACTGGATGGTGTCGGTTTGGAATGTCATGGATGCAAAAATGCCGCCCGCAGGCGGCGTCGTGAATGTTGAATGACTAATGGTTAATTCCCGAAATCCTGCTCAAACGTGGCGGTGATCGTCCACAGCTTGTCGGTATTGATCTGCGCCGAATAATCAGCGCACTTGAAGCGGAAACTGGTCGTCTCGCCTGGCGGCTGCCAGTCGAAGGCCGTGACGCCGCCGGCTGCCCGCAGAAAGCCCATGATCGAGTCGCGCTCACTGGCTCGCTTGTTGGCGAAGGTGAGCGACCACGACTGCGGATTGGTGTTCAGGCCGAAGGCGGTGCGCTGCTCGTAGCCGTCGCCGAACTTTGCCACCACGACCCTTGGTTTTTCGGTCAGGCTGGCGTTGCTGGGCGGGAAAGTGAATGTCGTCATGTCGCCAGCAAGCCTCCCGAGCGCTTCTCTGCCACGATCACCTCGCGCACTTTGGCGCCGATCATCGCTCCCAGTTGCGACATCTGGCGTGCGTTCCCGGTCGACGAGGTGGTGCTGTCGCCGGTCTGTGCATTCACCGTGATGTTGATGGAAACGTCGCCGCTGCCGGGGGATGGTTTGCCGGTGAGGCCGCGTATCACATCGGCCTGTGGCGCGGGCAGCACCATTTCCTTTTCGTGCAGTTGCGTCAGCGGGTTTACGCCGGACGGAATGTCATATCCGCCGGCAGCCGACATGATATCCATACCGCCACCGTCGCCGCCAGCCCACGAACCTGCCGATCCGGCGCCAGAGTCCGAGCCCGATCCGAAGCCAAAGCCGGACGAAAACCCGCCAACCGCCATGTCGACGATCCCGGCGATCGCCTTCTTGATCAGGATGCGCTCGATATCGGCCAGGATGGATGTCGCCAGGCTCTTGAACGACAGTTTGCCGGTCTGCACAAAACTGACGAAGGCGTCTTCGGCACCCTTGAATGCGTTGTCCATGGCATTGCCGATCTGCGCGCCGACATCATTGGCCGCTTCCCCATACTTGCGGATCGATTCGCGCGCGTTGAACCAGGGATCCTTCTGCTTGTCGTTTTGCTGCTGGATCAGGTCAATTGCCTTTTGCGTTTGCGCGGCCCCGGCCGCAACGGCGCCGGAGACATCCGCATTGGGATCCTTCAGGTGCAACTGGCGGATCCGTTCCTGCACTTCCAGGTCGATCTTGCGCGCGGCGGTCAGCTTGGCGATCTCGAGCGTGCTCTTGCCCATCAGGTCGATCGAGAACTGCTGCTGGGCATTCGACAATTCCTGGTTGCGCGTCCATTCGATGGTGGCGCGGTCGAAGTCGGAATAGATCTTGAGTTGTTCGGAGCTGGTCTTGATCATGGCAGCGCTGGCCTCGGCTTCGGCTGCGGCGCGCTTGGCGGCAATTTCGATCAGCTTGACGTCGGCGGCGGCGATTTTTACCTTGTCGGTATCCGTGCTGAGCGCCGCCTTGTACTTGTTGACCGCAGCGGCCTCCTTGTCGTAGGCGGCCAGCGTTTCCGTATAGTTGTCGGCGATGAGCTTGCGCTTCTCGTCGTAATAGGTGCGGGCATTGATGTACTCGCTGTCATACGACTGCTTGAGGAAACCCTGCCGCGTTTCCATGCTCTTCTTCTCGGCCGCGATCAGGGCATCCTGTGATTTCAGGTAGCCTTCGAGGATGGTCTTGGCGGGGTCATCGGCCGGGCCGTCTGGCTTGTCCTTCGGTTTCGGCACCCATGTCTTGCCCTTGGCAGCGGCCACGCCGGATTCATTGCGATCGTCCAGCGCCCATGCCTGCTTCATCGCGTCTGAATTATGCCGTGCCTGCGCGACGATGTTGTCGCCGATCTCCCCCAGCCGGCCCTTTGCGTCGGTCCAGCCGGCAATCAGTGCTTCCTTCGCGCCGGTAAAGTCGCCCTGGAGCACCTTGACTCCCGCAGCCGCGACGCCGCCCAGGCCGGAGCCTATCGCCGAGACGCTGCCAACGATCGATTCGGCTACGATGTAGGCGACGGTCTTGAGCCCATAGAACAGCGAGGTGATCGTTGCGATGCTGTAGCGGAAGGTATTCACAGCAAACGGAAAGCCTTCCTTGAAGAATTCCGCGAGATCGGTCAGGATCGGCATGATGTTGTCGGCCCAGGCGCGCTTGAATCCCTCCGAGGTCAGTTCGGTTTCACGATTGAAGTCGCGCATCGCGTCTTCATAGCGCTTGACCGCTGCCTGCGAATCAGCGCCGATGCCGAGGTTATAGTCGTTCAGGCGCGCAGCCGCCGCAGCCATCGCCTCCTTGGTAACTGTCGCAGCGGCAGCGACCTGAGCTGCGGTCCCGAGTCCGATTGCGGAGGCTGCCTGGTTGCGATCCCATCCGGACGTGTATTCATTGAGAACCGCATTCGCATTCTGGATGGTGTCCGTCAATGGCAGCAGGTTGCCGTTGACGTCCTTGTATTTGACGCCGAGCCGGTCGAGCTCATCGGTATTCGTGTGGATCGCACCGGCAGCGCTGGTGAACACCGATGTGTAGTCCGATTTGTTCACGCCCAGTGCAGCGATCGCAGCGTTGGTGGCGGACGCCTGCTGGGCCGTCAGGTTGAGGGAATTCTGGATTTCCTTGATTTCGTTGTTGGTCGTGATCAGCGCATCGATGCTCTCGCTCTTGTAACTTTCTCCGGTGAACAAACCGGCGATGAAGCCTATTGCTTCCTTTATCACTTTATAGGTGACGTAGATGGCAGACAGTGCTGCGGCGCTGACGCCGGCGATCAATGCGATACCGGTGATGACCAGCCGGGTCTTGACGTAGGATTTGAATCCTTCGATCGCCTTGTCTGCAGTTGTTGCGCCGGCACCAACACCCGCACCGAATGCTGCCGCGAATTTCTCGGATGTCGAGGTGAAGTCGACGTTATCGGCTGCATTTTGCAAATCGTCAATCGCAGCGGTCGACTTTTCGGTGCTGGAGGCAATCGCATCGTTGGCTGCTTCCATGTTGCTGCTCATCGCCTTGGCAGCGCGTTCCATTTCGGCAGCGGCCTGCATCAGGCTGGTCTGGAACTGCTCGACCGATGCAGCCGACTCGCCCATGCCAGACTGGGCTGCGCGCGAAGCCGTATCCATGTTGCTGATAAATCGGGATACGTCCGCGTTGACGGTGATGGATAAATTGCCAAGAGCCATGTGTTTTTAGCAAAAGTGCGTGAAACGGGTTGACCGATTCATAAGGTGTGACGCCAGCATCGGACAGCTACGGAATCGGGATTTGTGCTACAATTTGCATGAAACTTCAATGAAAATCCATTATGACTACTAGCTTGCGACACCATCCCGCCGCCGTTAAGGGCGGCTCTGCCGGCCTTGCCAGCACCCTGCGCGCCGGCCGGGTCTATCGTCGCGAGGATTTGGCGCAGGTATCGAAGGCGGTGGATCGCGATCTGCGCGAACTGGTGGTACGCGGGCAATTGAAGAAGCTGGCGCAAGGTTTGTACTACGCCCCGCGGCAATCGGACTTCGGTACCGTTCCCCCTGACGATCAGGATTTGATGGAAGCATTCCTGCGCGACAAGGATTTTTTGGTTTTTTCGCCGTCCGCATATAACACGCTCGGACTGGGAACGACCCAGCTATACAATCGCACCCTCGTCTACAACCACAAGCGGCACGGAGTGTTTGCCTTGGGAAACCGTCAGTTCGACTGCAGGGTCAAGCCGCGTTTTCCGAAGAAACTCACGCCGGAATTCCTGTTTGTCGACATGCTCAATAATCTCGACGAACTGGCCGAGGACAAGGCGCTCGTTTCCGCAGAAGCGCAACGCAAGGTCGGAGAATTCGACCGCGCACGCCTGCTGCGGGCCTTAACCAGCTATGGCTCGGTGGCAACCAGGAAGCGCGTAGCGGGATGGTTGCATGCCTGAGTTCTTGCATGACCATCGCGATTTTTCCCAATTGATCGCTATCCTGGCCGAGCAGCGTGGCATCGACCCCGCGTTGGTCGAAAAAGACTACTGGATCATGCATTGCCTTTGGGGACTCCAGACACAGGGATTTCGCTTCGAATTGAAGGGCGGCACATCGCTCTCGAAGGGTTTTGGCGTTATTCACCGTTTTTCGGAGGATATCGATATACGGATCGAACCGCCGGATGATCTGCATGTCAAATTTGGGCGCAACCATGACAAGCCGGCGCACGTCGCCTCGCGGCGTAATTTCTATGACGGGTTGGCCACCCAGATTCGCATCCCGGGCATTGAGCGGGTTGAGCGCGACACCTTCTTCGACGACGACAAGATGCGCAGCGCCGGGATACGCCTGATCTATCCTAGCAGCATTCCGGCCCTTGCCGGTCTCAAGACGGGTATCCTGCTGGAACTGGGTTTTGACGATACGACGCCGAATCGACCCGTCGCGATTTCGTCCTGGGCCTTCAATCTTGCAGACGAGCGCAAAGTCGCAATGGTCGACAACCGTGCCCTGGACGTTGCCTGTTATGTGCCAACGTATACATTTGTCGAGAAACTGCAAACCATTTCAACCAAGTATCGGCGGCTGGTCGAGTCAGGTACGTTTTCATCCAATTTCCTGCGGCATTACTACGATGTCTATTGTCTGCTTGAACTGCCCGAGATTCAGGCATTCATAGGCACGCCGGAATATGCTGCACGCAAGGAACAGCGTTTTCGCACTGGCGACGAGCAGGTGATCGCCAGAAATCAGGCTTTCCTGCTTGAGGATCCGACCGAACGCGCGCGATTTGAATCCGAATACAAGAAGACGACAGCTTTGTATTATGAAGGTCAACCAGAGTTCAATGCGATACTGGATCGCATAGGACAGCATATTGGTGCGCTCTAGCATTCTTGGCTATATATAGCGGCATCAGGAGAAAAACATGATCAAATTCAAGAACGGCATGCGCCCGATTCATCCGGGCGAGATCCTGCGCGAGGACTATCTGAAGCCGCTCGATATGAGCGCACACGCGCTGTCCAAGGCTTTACATGTTCCCCCGGACCGGATCAATAATATCGTGCTGGAGCGGCGCGGAATCTCGCCGGACACAGCGCTGCGGCTGGCACGGTACTTCGGCGGTGATGCACGGTCATGGCTCAATTTTCAGCAGGCTTACGATCTGAAAATAGCCGAGCAAGAAGTGCTGCCAAGAATCATCAAGGAAATTCAGCCGATGGCACGTGCGGCGTAGCACAGCAATAAACTACAAGATTCGTCTGACCTATCGCAACTACGGTTCGTTAGCCGTTTTCTGCATCCAGTTTTTGCTTTAACGCCTCGAATCCCATCAGCAGCTTGTGCTGCTCCGCCGTCAGTCCGTTGACGCGTACCGGCTCTTCCTGACTGGTTTTCTGTTCCTTATGAAGATCAGCAAATATCAGGAAATCGCTTAATGCATAGGGTACCGGTCGCTTCCCACTGTCACGGTTTACGTTCGCCAGAATCGACGCCAGATGGGCCTGCAATGCGTCCTGCACGGACAGTCCCCATGGTTCGACGCTGTAGAATTCCTGCCAGTTCAAATATTCCGCCATCGGCATGGCTTCGATGTCGCCCAATGTCTTTCCGAGAGCGAGCGCCAGCCTGTGTTTGAACCTGCGCTCTGGGCAATCCCTCAGTTTTTTGCGTCGACAACCTTCTTGAAGCCGTTGACTTCCAGTGTCTTGCCGACCAGCGCGTCCATAGCGGCGTTGCTGGCCGCCTTCAACGCCGGCATGTCTTCATCCGCGAAGACGCGATTTCCGTCGCTGTCCACGACGGACAGCATGACCATGTTCAACCCGAACTGATCTGTCTTGTCATCGCTCTTGAGCACGGACCGAAGGCTATCGACCTCCGCCACGCTCAACTGCACGATGCCGATGTCGCCAAAGCCATCAATGGCAAGCGAAGTGGTTTTAGGCTTCAGCGCCAGCAGCAGCGCCGCTTTGTCAATTTGAAGTGCCATGGTTTTCCTTATTTAGGTCGTAATGGAAACGCCGGTGATCTTCAGGCTGATGGCGAGATCGAGCTTGCCATCCACCTTGGCGGTCGGTCCGTCGTACTTGGTGACATAGGCGTTAAAGCTGATCGTGATCGGTGTCGCTGAGCCGCCGAGTATCAGCTGGTAGGGCGACGTCCTTCCTGCCAGCACGTCGGCGTACAGCGCCTTCTGCACCGCTCCACCCGTGTAGTTGCAGGTCAGCGTAATCGTGCCGGGGTCGAGCAGGCCAGGCACCGATTCCTTGCCGTCCGACAGCAGGTGCGTGACATCCACCACGGCGACGCTGACACCGCCGAGCTGAATATCGGTGCATTCCTCAATGTCGGCGAAGACGACAGGGCTGGCCCCGGTACCGTGTTGCAGCCTGGTACCCTGGCTGCGGATGGCATTGGTCATAAATGGCTCCTAAAATGAAAAAGCCGCCCATAGGCGGCCATCGGTAGAAAACGAAATGTTCAGTCGTAAAACCAGAGCGAAAAATCGGTGCGCTCCCGAAACAGTTTGGTATCAGGTTCGTATGTCGCGCCTTCCGCGATGTGAATCGCGCCCAGATCGGGGTTCGCCAGCATGGCTTTCCTGACTTCGTCGCGCAGCACAATGGCGGCAGCCCGCGTATCCGCGTAGACATCAATCTGGAAATGCGGATTGGCCAGCCCACTATCGCCTTGCAGGGAATGGACACGCGCACCAGTAATTTTCTGAAAAATGACATACGGCGGCGCGTCGTTTTCCTCCACCCGGTCCGCACTGATTACGACGTCAGCGAGTGCTGGCCAGCCGCTCAGCGTCTGGAAGATCGCTGCTTCGACGCTCATTGGGCGTCCCCGATAATGGATGCGATGCGCTCGACCATCAATTGCTGGGCCCTGGGTGCGGCCGCCTGCACGCCTGGACGGAAGAAAGGCCGCGCCGGTTGCTTCGACGTGCCGAATTCATCAAATATCGCGTAATGCTCCTGCTGGCCTTGCGCACTGTCGTCGACCTGCACAATGGCCGAGGCAGCGTCAATGCTGCTGGTTTCAATGGTGTCGATCGCGCTGGCGAGGTTGCCGCTTCGTACCG